TTTAAGAACACCCGTCCCAATGTACCCCCCCGGGGCTACGGTACCTTTGGAAGCCAATCGCGGCAACGCTTTAGGCCTACAGGGGCACGATACCGTGGCGGAGGAGGGCGCGGCCAGGAGAATAGGGGGCGTGGGCGTAGACCTAGTCCCCCCCCTAAGTCACAGGCGCCTAGCCATGAGCAAGCACAGGATGCTGAGGGAGGGAATGAGTATGTTCCCTATGAACTCAACGTCTTGTTGCAATGTTCTAGGTGTGGGAATTTCGGCCACCGATTCTGTCGGCCGATAGCGTCTGAGTCAAGTTCCGAAGCTGGGCCTTCCAGAACCCCAGGAAGGGCGGACCGGAATGCGCGGGCTGTTTCCCCGGGCATATCCGTATCTAGTGCAGGTGTGTCGGTTGGCGCCGGAACTGCGCGAGGAACAACCCCTGGAGGCGGGAAAGGTAAGGGAATTATGGGCATTGTAGCTCCCCTCACTGGAACCGGCATAAGGGGGCCACCCCCAACACCAACCCCCTCTCTGAGGGCGGCGCTCTTAGGGGCGCTTCCCAGTGATGGGGGGGGTAGCTCGAGCTCAAGCTCGGGTAGTGATGGTTCAGGTGGGCCGGACCCGGCTGGGAGGAATACCCGGCCCGGTCGTGTAGGTGGGTGCTTGTTTCCAAACATTTACACCGACCTATACGGACACGAGATGACCGATGGTGAACAAGAGGAAGTGTTGTGCTTCTTCAGGTACCATTGGGGGGATCGTGTAAAGCCTGTTCTCCCCAGGCGAGTCGAGTGCCTGGCCTCTGACGAACTCAAGTATGACACTTGGTGTTCGATTGAGGCTGCCGGCGTGGAGCGTAACGTCCTGGTGTCAATGTCAGTTTTGGGAAAGTTGGTGCGTTATATGGCCTACCGACCTAGAACGACGGCGACACCCCTGCTCCTCCAGACCAAGGCTGGTCAGGTGACGAAGGAACTGGGTCTCAACGACGTCCAGGCTAGTGTGGTGATCTCCGCTAGTGTGGCCGTCGCGATGCTAGTTTCTGAACCTGACCAGGCAGGCTGGTGGATTCTGAAGCAGGCGTGGTTTGGCATAACCAGATGGACGGATGTTTTCCGCCGGGGGTTGCTAGAGGACAATAGGTGGTTGAACCGTGCCATCAAGGGCATGGCTTATCTCCTAGGGGTTGGGGGGGCGCTGTTTGGCGCTCTTCAGGTGATACCAGGGGCCGTCATTGGCTTCTGGTGGTTACTTCATCTCATTGCGATCGGGCTTGGGATGCTTCCCTTGGGGGCTTGGCTTATGCTATTAGGCGCGGCCTGCTGCCTTTGTCTTCTGGCTTCTCGGCCGAGGGACGTGGTGACTCTGAGCCCCGTTTAGGCGGGCGAGATGGTAGCTGGCAGGGGCATCTGTGTTGGAGAGAGGCTCAATCCTCTTCGACCGGATGCATCCTATACCTTACCGGCAGATATTTCGCTCGACAAATGTGGCGAGGGGTCATCGAGGAAGATGTATTGGTGCCACGTGCCGAACGTGGAAGGATGTTGGCGGCCCGCTGTGCATGCTCCCTGTGTGCATAACGAGGTCACCTCGCTGCGTGCGCGTATTCTTGGTCCGACGCCAAGTGACCCTGCCCATGAATTGCTGAACGAGGAATTCCGAACATTAAGGAGCCTCGTGAGGAAGCTTGACGTGGAACGTTGGACCTTGGATCAGGTTGTGGGGACCTACCAGGGTAGGCTTCGCAAACGCTACGAAAAAGCACGGGATTCTCTCCTAGGGGATGAGCTCAATAAGCGTGACTATTTAATTAAGCCCTTTTTGAAGGCTGAGAAATTTAACCCACTTCTCAAGCCTTCAAAGCCAAGGCTAGTTGCGCCTAGGTCTCCCCGGTACAATCTCGTGCTAGCCTCGTACCTGAAACCCCTTGAGCATGCTATTTATCGCAAGCTCAAGGGCAGTAGGGGAAGGGGCATACGTAGCACCCGCATTGTTGGCAAGGGATTGAACTTGGTCCAAAGAGCTGCCCTCATTAAGGAGAAGATGGAGAATGTAGGAGAAGGCTGCGCTGTAATGGAGGTGGATGGGATTGCTTTCGAGGCGCATAATACGCGCTCGGACCTTAAACGGGAGCAGTCCGTCTATCTTGCGGCATACGGGGGGAGCAAGGAGCTGCGTGATCTTTTAAGTTGCCAGTTGAACTATAATGGGATCACAGCGAATGGCATCCGATTCAAGAGGAAGGGTGGAAGGGCTAGCGGAGACTTCAATACCGGGCTGGGGAATACCCTAGTCATGGTGGCGATTGTCCGAGCAGCCATGAAACTGCTTTCTCGTCGGAGGCGAGTTCGTTGGGATTGCCTAGTCGACGGCGACAACGCATTGCTCTTTGTGCATCCTGAAGACATCTGGGTGTTAAGTGAGTTCGGGACAGCGGTAGCTACTGTCTCGGCTCAAGAGCTGACCCTGGAGACCCCCGTGAACCGACTTGAAGGCGTAGTTTTCGGTCAGAGCAAACCGTGCTGGGATGGGCTTGAATACAAAATGGTCAAGAATCCCTTCAAGACACTCAGTGGTGCTTTCAGTGGCTACCGCCACTTTGATAAGTATTCATTTGGTCTAAAGGTCTTGAAGGCGATCTCCCGGTGTGAACTTGTTCTGGCTAGGGGCATCCCCGTTCTAGAGCCGTACTTCGAGAGGGCGATAGAATTGTTGGATGGTGTCCCTGACCTGCCTGACCCGTCGGACTTTATTGAGGGACGACACATAGAGGCCATATCGATCCTTAGGCGCGAGGGGTCTTCCCTTTCCCAGGCCAGGGGGAGGGGGATTTCCGAGCGAGCCCGCATCAGTTTCGCAGAGGCATGGGGCATCGATCCCGAGAGGCAGCGGGAGCTTGAAGGCTCTCTCGTCGGAGGGTTGTCATTCCCATGGGTGTGGCGGAGGTACGGAAGAGCGTCCTATCTGGGAGTTAAGGTCCTGGAGCGCTTGACTGACCTTTGGTCTATCTACCCCATGACGGACGGACCCGACGGTGAGAGTCCTGCCGACTCGATAATTAACTTCATCGGGTCGGTATACTGAGAGCTTCCGGTGTCTTGAGGAGGCCCCCCCGTCAAAATACTTGGAGCTGGGAGGAGGCATTGCCAATAAGCCCTCCTGTATCATTTACCAGTCCGGGGTGAGGCGCTTGGGGCCTTGGGTAATGGGGAGGGCCGCGTGGAGGTCTAGCCATGTACCTGTTGAGGAGATTTAGGAAGGTACCTGTCCCCCTGGGAGATCTGGTGTAATGCCAGCCTCTATGGGCGAGTCTTCGGATTAGCAAGCTCCGGGGGGGTTACAGGAGTGATGTCTAGGCTGGTGTTCTTTGCTTTTATGCCAGCCAATGACGACATCATCAGGGGAAGCAGTTCGAGTCGTGGGAAGTTGCTTGTGGGCCCAGGGCCCAACAGTGTCGAAGTGAGCACCTCACAACTTGGTGGTACTGCATAGATGGAAGGAGTTCAACATTGGGGCGGTTACGTGGAACCAGTCCCAGAGCTTGGATGGGCCTCCAGGGAAGCAGGAAATAAGGGAATACCGACGGACCAACTGGGAGCATTCTATGTCGTACCTTGGTCCTCATGGGGTTGAACCGGAAAGAATGTGGAACTGTAGACACCCACAAGACTCTGACGGCTGGCTGGCATTGGGAGACTTAAGGGGTGCAATTCCCCGGCGGTCGACCCTTAATAACCAAGTCAGTCACGCTAATCGAAACCAACCCCCGCAACCCGCTATCCGCCTTTGGGGTCCTATGCCTGGCATCCGGGAAACCGGTCCTGTAATGGGGAGCTGGCAGCCCATAAACTTTGGCGTGGAACACAGCAAAGGGCTCTGTTGCTTGAATTCTGGAAATTAATGATTGCACTTAAACCGAGGCGTGGGTACTGGATTCATGTGTAGACATGTCGGCGCAACTAGTCCAAGGGTCTGATCAACCCGGAAGACGCACCCCCCCACGATACCCGTTCTGTGGAACTGTCCTCCAATTCTGCTCTTCAGGGTTGACGGCGGTGTAACACTTGTGAGTGTCAGTCAAGGGCATTTTGGCGGGAGTGCTTTCGAGCATTGTCGTCAGCCTAGCCCTGAACCGTGCATCTACTGGGTGTACGGGGCTGCCACAATATTTCAATCTCAATGCACAATGTCGACAACATCGCGAAAACCAAGACAAGGCCTGGTGAGGTCGGTATGAACCGCTGCGCATGACGGAGCCCGTTAAGGTCATGGGAGGTCTTAGGACCGTTTGTACCATGCGGGGGTTCCTGACTTTCAGACGGTATCTGCAGGCGATCCCCAGCCGCATCTATACCTTGGATTAGGGTCGATCCAGGATGAAGGAGGTAGAGGCCCGCATTTATCTGGGTGTTGTGCCCCCCATTTAGATGCGTACACAAGTGGCGCAGGTCTCACCCTCATACCAGAAGAGGGCCACCTAAACCGGGTGTAATCGGTACAGGTTCCAATCCTGGTCGCGGTTGGGTGTAACGCGATGGTGTCCCGTCAACCTGTCCTGGTGTTCTAGGATAAGGAGGACTTAGGTCCGGGCCCCGACGGGCTCCTTAAC